GAAGGAAGAGAAGAAATGAAAGAAACGGGTTTTTCTGCAGCAAATGGTATACTTTTTGAAAACCCCGTGGTGGTGGCAAGAGCTTTCAAAGACGCTTTTGGTCCTTTACAAGTTGGAACTAGGTCACCACAGGCTAATCAAAGATACAGAGAGTTACTAAGACTAGGAGTTGTAAACTCACAAGTAAACGTAAATGATTTTAGAAATCTTTTAGGAGATGTAGGTTTTGGTAGTAATTTAAACATAGAAAAACCATTAGCCTCTATGGGTACAAAATTATTTAAAGCTGGTGTAGGAACAGCTAAAAAAGGTATGAAGTTTGCAGAGGATTTGTATACAGCCGAAGACGATTTATTTAAAATAACTAACTTTGCGGTTGAAAGATACAGATTAAGTAAAGCCTTACCAAACGCTACAAAAGAATTTTTAGATAACGAAGCAGCTGACATAGTTAGAAATACTGTGCCTAACTATGCGTACGTATCTGATACAGTTAGAGCTCTTAGACGTTTACCGCTAGGAACGTTTATGTCATTTCCATCTGAAATATTAAGAACTACAACTAATATAGGTCAAAGAGCCTTGAAAGAGATGAGAGACTCTAAGACTGGTAAAATAAATCCATTTACCAGTGACAACCCTTTAAAATTTATTGGCATGAAAAGATTACTAGGGTTGACAACTGTGCTAGCAGCTGCACCTTACGGAATACAAAAAGGTTTTCAAGCGTTGTACGACGTTACAAATGAAGAGTTACAAGCATTAAAAAGATTTGTAGCTGAGTGGTCAAAGAACTCTACCATTCTACCTATTAGAGACGAAGAAACAGGTGACTTAAAATACATAGATTTTAGTCATGGTAATGCATATGACATAGCTATTAGACCGTTACAAACTTTATTAAATAACATAGAACAAGGTATAGAAGACGAAGAAATATTATTGAGAGGTTTAGTGCAAGGTATGGGAGAAGCAGCTGGTGAGTTAGCAGATCCTTTTATATCAGAAGCTATTTATACCGAAGCACTTACAGATTTAACTTTAAGAGGTGGTGTAACTAAAGATGGTAGAAGATTATATAGTGATCAAACGCCAGAGGGAGATAAATTAAAAATTCAAATTGAACACTTAGCTGAAGCTATGTTACCATTTTCTTATCCGCAGCTAACAAGATTGTATCAAGCAGCTTTGGATAAACCAGGTGAACGAGGAGACTTTTTTGAATTACCCGATGAACTTTTAGGATTTGCAGGTTACAGAGCTGTAAAAGTAAACCCTGTAAGAGATATGGGATATAAAATTAACGGCTATCAAAAAGGTATTAGGGATGCCAGAGCTTTATTTACTGGTGGTGGATTAGGGGACTCTTTATTAAAAGGTGGACCACAAAAACCAATGGACGTTGTTGAAAGATATATAAAATCTAACGAAGCAAAATTTAATGTGCAAAAAGATTTATTAAAAGATTTAGTTTCGGCCGATTTATTAGGCGCTGACGAAGATGACATAAGAAAAGAATTTGTCGATAGAGGTTTAAAAAAGACTTACAATGAATTAACAAATGACATATTTATTCCTTATTTTCCATCTGACAAAATAAGAAGAGAGTTTGAAGAGATAGCTGAACGTATAGGTGAACCTAATCCATTTGAAGAAGCAGAAGATATCATAGACGATATAAGAGATGACTTGCAGGGCCTAAGCTTTAATGATGAGTTTGATATAAATATAAATGATTATGTGGATGAAGAAGATTTTGAAGCTGCTATAATTACGCCACCACTACCAGATAGTGTAACTGGCGCAATGCCTAGTGCGCAGGTAATACAAACAGCACAAGCTGCGGTTCCAAATACAGGATTGACACAAATAGAAGAACTATTATTATCACCTGAAGAAAAATTACTTAGACAAAAACAAAGAGGAATAGTAACGTAATGCCCAACAACGGAAACGGAATTCAACCCAAAACTACAAGAGAGCACATCGTATCTTTATACGGACATGTCAAAGGTGTAAAAAAAGATATTAACCATATGCATAATGGTATTCACAAATTGGGCGGCAAGATAGACAAGATCTATTGGGTATTATTGGGTACGGTGGGGGCTGTATCACTAGTTTTATTTGAAAAATTTATATCCATTCTTTGAGTTCTTCACCCATAACTTCATTAGCAATACTTAATTTATCTCTCAAAGCTTTTTGAACTTTTATATCTATCGTATCTTCAGCAACTAAATCTATATAAGTCATGGGTTTTTTTTGACCTATACGATCTATTCTAGCTTCTGATTGTAATCTTTTTTCTAAATCATAACCATTAGAATAATAAATCATTGTGCTAGCAGCAGTTAATGTGATACCATATCCGCCGGTTTGTGTAGTGCCTACAAAAAATCTACACTTAGGATCGTTTTGAAATTTTTCTATATTTTTTTGTCTGTCGTCTTGTGGAGTTAATCCATAATAATCTACAACAGAATCTTTACCATGTGCTTTTTCAATGGCTTCAATTATTCTTTGCACATCTTTTTGATAATAAGACCAGATAACTACCTTTCCTGATATCTCCCAAATAATATCCATAAGTTCTGTTAATCTATTACAAGGTAGTTCTTGTATTTTACCATCGTCTGCAGAGTGGTAACCACAAGATATTTGATGTAGTCTTAACAACTGCACCATGACTGTAGACGTAGAACAAACTTTTCCATTCAACTCTGAGATAGCGTATCTTCTCATTTCTTCGTACAACTTTCTTTGAATACCTGTCAATTCAATCTTTCGTGTGGTGTATGTTTTAGGTGGTAAGTCTAAACAATCGTCTTTTAAAACTCTTTCACTGAAGCCCGCAATGTGTTTTTCTAGCTCTGGTAAATTTTTTCTATTGGGTCCTATGGGCACCGTAACAGAACGAGATCCTAAATTCATAGTCTTCATATAACAATAGTGCGCACGATAAGCCCAAAAATTATCGAAACCTAAAAGTTCATTTTCTAGAAAAGCTGCCTGAGTATACAAATCTAGTGGTGAATTTGTGATAGGTGAACCTGTCAATATTCTTCTGTACTTACAAAGATTTTTTAATTTTAAAATATTTTTTGTTCTATTAGCTGTGGGTGTTTTTATTGTGGTAGACTCATCTATGGCCACCATAGCCTTATGTGAATTTAAAAATTTAGTAGCGAAAGTGGTAGCCTTTGGGTAAGAAAAAGCTTCTACATTCATAATTAAAATGTGGAAATCTGTACCAGTTGCGAATAAACTATTTAGTTTTTTTATTTGTGTAGGTGTAGAATTAGAGGTTTGCCATAACACAACTTTTTTCTCTATGTGATCTGGCATATGCGTAGGTATCTCACCTTCATACCAGTTTTTATAAACACCTTTTGGGGCAATTAAGAGAAGCCCATTTATCTCGCCTTTATTGTAAAGCATAGACGCATTGTCTATTAATACCTTAGATTTACCTGTACCCATTTCCATAAAATAGGCAAAATATTCTTTGTCCCAAGAACGTTCTAAAGCTTTTAACTGATGCGCATATGGCTTAGTTTTAAACTTATAATTCATGTTTACTTTTGCTTTCTAATTGCTATATATTACTTGAAAGATAAAAAGTCAATGTCAAAAGTTTATTTAATACAGGCTATACCGGGAACTAGTAAAGGAGAGCCTAAATATAATATTATCGGTGCACAAAAATATGGTGATATTGTGACAATGCTCCCAGAGTTTTCACAAATGATACATTCACCTGGCCCACTAGTTTTAAAACTTAGAACTCTTCTAAAAGATTTTAAAGAAGAAGATTATTTATTGTTGTCTGGAGATCCTGCAATAATTGGTGTTGCATGTTCTTTAGTTTCTGACATGACAAATGGTAAGTACAAACTTTTAAAATGGGATCGACAAGAAAAAACTTACTATTCAATAGAAATAAATATTTATCAAAAATAAGTTGACACCACTCTATTTGTGTATATACAGATAAGCGCGATATAAAAAATTATTAAACTATTAAACACATATGGAGAAAGATGACAATAGACTTACGTAAAGATGCACCTAATCAGGTGTCAAACGTCAACCCTGACGAACTCTCAAAAGAAATAAATACTCTTCAAGAAATACAACAAGAGATTACTAATCAAGAAAATAAATTAAAAGATTTAAAAGACAGAGAAAAATATTATGCAAACATAATAATTCCAGATCTGATGAACCAATTAAATTTAAAAACTTTAACATTAAAAGATGGATCACAGATAGCTGTAAAAAATATATTTGGTGCCTCTATAGTTGCAGAAAAAAAACCAGAGGCATTTGACTGGCTTCGAAAATCGGGAATGGGAGCGATTGTGAAAAACAATATCACAGTCAGATTCGGTCTCGACGAAGATAACAAGGCGGAGCAATATGCGACCCTTGCAAGAGGACAAGGTTATGAACCCGATCGGCAAGTAGCTGTTCATGCCGGAACCCTAAGAAATGCTCTGCAGGAGTTTCACGAAAAAGGTGGGGCCATACCTGCAGAGTTGTTTCACACGTTTGAAGGAAACCAAACGAAAATAAAAACCAAATAAACTACTAAACTAACAAACTAACAAGGAGTAAATATGGAAAAAGAAGTAGTAAAAAAGAATAGTGCAGGATCACTTGCAACTATAAATCTAAGATCAGACTCAGGTAAAGGTGCTGAAGAAATTAGATCGGATGATGTATCAACACCGATTCTAAAAATTCTACACCAACTTTCACCAGAGTGTAACGAAAGAGATCCTAAATACGTTGATGGTGCAAAGCCAGGCATGATATATGCAGCAGGCTTCACGAAACTAATTGACGGTAATGAAGGATTAGATGTAGTGATAGCACATTCTCAAACTAGATATCCAGAATGGCAGGAGCGAGGAGACAGTGCATCTGCTCCGGTTGGAACTCACATGGATATTCCGGCGGATGCTGTTGAAGAAAAAAATGGTAGATACAGATTACCAAATGGTAATTATGTAGAGAAGACTGCGTATTTTTATGTGTTAGCTATGGTTGACTCAGAACTAAAACCTGCAGTAATAGCCATGAGATCTTCTAATCTAACGCCAGCAAGAGAACTTAATAATTTAATCAAGAATCTTAGATTCTCAGATTCAGATGGTTCTTTTAATCCTGCTGCGTATGCTGCTGTTTACAATTTGAAAACTGTAGGCAAGACAGCTGGTAGTAAGAGTTGGCATGTTTACAAGCCATCAAGAGTTAGAAATCTTGATGTTGCAGAAAAAGCTGATGCAGAGATTTACGAAGTTGCACAACAACTTCAAAAGACTGTATCAAAAGGTTCTGCAAAGCCTCAGTATGAGAAGGCTCAAGCTAAACAAGATATAGTTTAACCGAGTACTTAATGAGTACACTTGCAAGCAAGGCGCCAAAGCGAGAGTGGAGGCGCCTTGATACAATTTAGAAAGTATTTTAGTGGTCTGCAAAGAGACTATGGTTTCTGTAATGTAGACAAAGGATATGTTGACCCTGATTCTGGTAAAATTAAATTTGATCCAGGTGATTATGGTTGGTCAAAAAGAAATATAACAGACGAAGATTATCAAGACCATTTAGATGGTAAGAAAGCTATTGGTATACAACCTTGTGATGATGATGCCAAAGCAAGCTTTGGTGCCATTGACGTGGATCCAAAAAATTACAAAAGTTTTAATTTAAAAAAATATTTAGATATTATTGAAAACAAAAATCTACCCGTGGTTCCCATAGAATCAAAAAGTGGTGGGCTTCACATTTATGTGTTTACAAAAGAAAGAGTGCCAGCAACCTTGATAAGAGAGTTTTTATCTAATCTTTTATTTTTATTCAAGTTACCACACAATACAGAAATATTTCCAAAGCAAACAAAACTAGGTGTTAATCAAAACAATGAGAAGACATCTGGTAGTTTTATAAATTTACCATACTACAAAAGTACAGAACGTAAAGCTTATAAAACAGATGGCAGTAAAATGGACTTAGATACTTTTATAAAAGTTGTTGAATTAAATTTACAAACAGAAAAAACATTAAGAGATATAGGATCTAAAAAAATAAAAGAAATAATCACTGGTGGGCCAGAGGAGTTCCATGATGGTCCCCCATGTTTACAAATGATATGCAAAGAGATACAGGAATCAAGCACCAAA